GTGTCCGAGGCGGACACCGCGGCGGGCGCGGCCAGCAGCCCAGCGGCGCCCACAGTGGACGGGGTTATGGCAGCCACGTGCCCTCCTACGGTGTTGTGATGACGGAGTAGTTCACGACGGCATCCATGAGTAGGGTGCCGGTCGTTTCGTCGCGGCTCGGCGCCAGCGAGTCGGTCATGTCGATCAGCCCGGACTGCCGACCCGCAACCGTGAGGCGCTTGTTGAGCACGGTCACTCGCAACTGGGCCTGAATGGCGCGCGAGGCGGCGGCGGTCAGCCCGACGCAGTGACAGTTGAACTCGGCCACGGCGGTGACGGCTTGGGCGTTGATGGCGTTCGCGGCGCCGTCGCCGGGCCACGACACGTTGGTGTAGACGAGGACATAGCCCTTGGCCGGGTCGGTGCCGTCCGGGACGAAGCCGTCGAGCGGGATCAGTTCGCCGTTCGCGCCGAGCAGGTCAAGGAACGCCTGCGCGTGCAGCTGCTCGAGGGTGTCACTCACTGAGCAACTTCTCGCCTAGGGCTTCGACGGCTTCGACGAAGCGCGGTTGTTCCGCATCCAGTGCCATCTGACCGCCGGGTATGGGCGCGTTGTGGATCGACCCGTACTCGAGCAGGTGCGCGATGTGCTGCTGCCGGTTGCGTGCCGACACACCGATCTCGGCGGAGAACAGCCACACATCCTCATCCACGTCGTAGCCGATGCCTTGCACCAGATAGGGAATGTGGGTCGGGAAGCGCTTCGACGCCTCCCAGGTGGCCCGCCACTCCGTCTTGATGTTCAGGGCGCCCTTCGACACGACCTTGCGGAACTCTCTCGCGGCCCGCTCGGGCAGGCTGTCGAGCGTGTCCTCCCACTCGTCGAAGCCGCTGGTCCTGCTGCCCATCAGGCCAACAACTCCTCCATCGCCAGCCGCCGCGCCGTCTTGTGGGAGGCGTCGAGCAGGCCGGTGATATGGAAGAACCGCCCAACGAGGTCCGGGTCGTTCGGGCAGGCAGTGATGGTGGCCCGGTCGTCGATCCGAATGTCCGACGTTCCCGCCACCGGCACCTGCAGCGTCGCCTGCCGCTCATGGCGCGCCGCCTGGCCGACGTCGGCCGGGGACGCCGGACCAGCGGATGCCTGCACGCGGCATGCCCCGCTGTAGATCGTCGTGTAGGACTTCGTGACCTCGCCGGTCTGCGGGTTGGTCTGGGTCGCCAAAACGCGGGTGATGGTGCAGGTGTCGACGAAGCCGGTAGCGGCGAACGCTCGCCCGCGGGCGAGCACGGAGGCCCGGCTCACCCGACCCTCACCAACCCGCCGCGGCGGCCGTACTGGCGGCGCAGGGCGGACTTTACAGCCGCGGTGAGCTCCATCTGCGACGTGAGCGCCCGCGCGGACATGTAGTTGATCGAGTAATCGTCGATCGATTCGGACTGGACGCCGGACGGGTTGGCGTAGGCGCTGCGAGCCAAGGACAGGACAGCGCTGCGGGCAAGCTGGAGCTCCTGCGCCCCGGACGCGTATCCGTGGGTGTAGGTGACCGTCGACAGTGACGGCTCGGGGCCGGTGAAGACGTTCCCGTTGGTCGACCACCACGGCCGCCAGTTCCAGCCCCAGTCGAGGCCCCACTGCTGGCCGAGGTTGTTCTGCCAGCCCTGCCGCCGCCACAGCCGGTTACCGAACACCTTGTAGTCGGTGTTGAGCGTGAGCGTGGTGCCGTCGAGCACGACCGTGCCCACGGCGGTGACCGGGATCTGCGGCAGGTCGAGCCAACTGTCCGACGTGGACAGGATGCTGATGGTCTCGTTGGTGACCTGCACGATCCGTTGCCCGGCGGCCTGCTGTACGGCGGCGGTGGCCGTCTCGAGCAGCAGCGTTCCGGTCCCGGCCGGCAGGGTGCCGACCGGGATCTGCAACGCGTCGGCGAGGTCCTGAAGGGACGCGAGCATGTCGGCCAATTCGGGACCTCGCCTTCAGCGCGTAGGGCGGATCAGGTGATGAGGCAGTACGGCGCGAACAGCTGCGCCGTGGGGCTCGCGATCGTCGCCGGGGCGGTCGCAGTCAGCGCCGAACCGGAGTTCTGCGCCAGCGAGGTCTCGCCGGTGGCGATGGCCGGGGCCACGCCGGCGCCGACGAGCGTCGGCACGGTGGTGGCCTTGACCATGATCGCCGCCCAGTAGATGCCGGTCGTCCGGATCGTCTGGGCGCTGGCGAGCGCCACCGTCTTGGTGGTGCTGGCCGCCCACGCCGTCGACGTCTGGTCGGCGGTCTGGGCCAGCAGCGCAGGCGTGGCCGCGTTGCTGTACAGGGCGAACCACCAGTTCGTCGGAGTGCCCGCCGCGGTGGCTCCGCTCCTGAAGGACAGGTTCGTGACGACGTCGCCGGCCTGCAGGAAGATCGGGACCGAGGTCATGATCTGGGTGGTGAGGGCCACGTTGCCGGAGTCGCTGGCCGAGTCGTACATGCCGATGCGCGGCAGGTTCGTCCGGGCGAACGTGGTCGGCGACTTGCCGTCGGTGGCGAAGATGCTCGCCAGGGCATCGCGTGGGATGCCGGTGAACGCGCCGAGGTTGCTCATGCCGGCGTCTCCTTGCTCTTCGTGGCCGACGCCTTCACGGGCTCGGCGGGAACACCCGGCAGGACGTCAGGCGTGAGGTCCTCGACGACGTAGCCGTTGGGGATGAAGTGGGCGAACGCCGGCGCGGCGCGCATGACGCGCAGATCCAGCGACTCGCCCTGTTCGAGGGGCTGGTCGTCGATGTCGACCTCGACCTCGGCGTGGCCGTTGAGGAAGGCCACGACGCCGATGTACCCGGTGTAACCGGGCTCCGGCGTGGAGATCCTGTACCGCTTCGTGATCTTCGGCATATCCGTCCTCACGTGACCGTGATCGAGCGCAGCACTGCGGCGGCGCGGGTGTTCTTCAACACGACGGCGACCGGGCCCATCTCGCACTCGCCGGTCTTCACCGCGCCGGCGATCGTGAAGTCCGGCAGCATCGTGCGAGTCAGCGGCGCACCCGACACGGAGACACCGTGCAGGGCGTCGAGGCCGAACGACACCGCGTACAGGTCGGTCGCGTTCGAGGTGATGGGGATGATCGGGGCCGAGCCGTCGTGCCGGTCCCCGATGTCGATCAGGAACCAGTCGCCGTACATGGCGACGTTGCGGCCTAGGTCGTCCTTGTCATTGGTGGTCAGGGCCGACCACCGGATGAGGGCCTTTAGCCGGGCGATCGACTTGGTGTTGCCCAAGATCGCCTTGATGCCGGGCGGCAGCGCGCCGGGGGCGCCCTGGTCGCCGGAGCCGGTGTGCGACGGCACCACGAGGCTCAGCCAGTCGTCCACCTCGTCGAGGCGGGACTGGGCCAGAGCCTGGGTGTTGACGGTCGCGGCCTTCCAGTCCGCCGAGCCGGCGATGTAGCCCGCCGTCTTCTCGGTGCTGGTGCCGGTCAGCTGCTTGGACAGGCCGTTGAAGCCGTTCGCGTTGACCGACGTGTCACCGAGGATCACTTCCTGCTGGAAGCGGATGCGGATGCTGGTGAGCAGCTGCTGCATCTGCATGGTGACTTCGTTGGTGGCGGCCGGGCCGAGGTTCGCGAGGACGCGGTCGACGTTGAACGCGCCGCCCAACGGCTTCAGGTCCACAGTGGAGCGGGAGCGCACGGCCTGGCCGGGCGTGTACTCCGAGTTGATGGCACGGAAGTCCGCCGGGGCGGCAGAGGTGAGCTGGGTGAAGCCGTAGGTCAGCGTGCCGCCGCCCGTACCCGGGTTGACGCTGTCATCGAAAACCATGTGATCGAGCAGCCACGAGTAGCGGCGCAGGTTGTCGATGACCGAGAAGTCGACCGAGTTGAGGGTGTTAACGGCGGCCTGCGCGAGCGTGACAGGCATGAGTTACTCCAGGAGGTTGGGCGTCACCGGTGCGCGTAGTGCGCGGCGACGGCGGCGCCGAGTGAGGTTGGTCGTGACTGGCCCTGGTTGCGAGCGCCTTGGCTCGGGTCGGGGCGGGGACCGTTCGGCGCCTGGCCGCCGGTGCTGGGTGGTGCGAACTTGGCCGCGGCCTCCTGGACCTTGGCTTTGATCTGCTCCTCGAACTCGTCCGACCCCGGGTCGAGGTCGACGAGGTCGTCGAGGGTGCGGATGAACGACACGGAGTCGTACAGCTTTCCGGCGACGTCAGCCGAGCCGGCGTAGCGGTGGACGAGCAACTCAACCGAGTTGGCCCAGGCGGCGTTGCGCCAACCTTCCAACTCCTGCATGAGTTGCGCCGGGTCGGGCGGGTCCTCCTTCAGGCCGAGGGCCTTGGAGATGTCGCCGAGCAGCGCCTGCCGGGCCTCAGCCGCGGCGGTCGCCTTGGCGTCGGTGCGGGACTTGGCGGCCTCGCCGCGGGCGTCACGAATGACCTTCGCGACGTCGGGCGGTAGGCCGTCGACGTTGCCGTCCCACGTGAATCCGGCCCACGGGTCAACCGTGGCGGATGTTGGGGTCGGCTGGGGTTGTGCGGTACCTGCCGGCGCGCCTGGCGTCGGCTCGGTGGGTTCGGTCACTGCCCCTCCTGGAGGCTTGGGTTAGTAGCTGGACTTCTCTGCGCCCTTGGCGGCGCGCTTGGCTCCGGCTGCGGCGAGGTGCGCCATGCGACTGGCCCCGTACTTGCGTCGGCCGATCCAGGCGGCCAGCGCCGGGGACTTGCCGGACGCGACGAGGGCGGCGAACCGGCCACCGCTGCCGAGCTTGGGTTGGTCAGCC